GGATCAACCCCCCGACGAAAAAAAATTTTTCTTGACGCCCGACGTGGCGAAATGCTACGCTCTGCCGAATCGAATCGGAGATATAATATGATTAAGAATCATTATCATATAGTTCGCAATGCTTTACCGCACGATCTATGTGATCACTTAGTAGTACAAAGTTTTTTATATAATAACCCTGAAAAAGCTAAGGTTAATAACCCTAAAGGATTTATAGATAATCCTGATGTCAGGAATACAGAAGTAGTTTTCCACCCTTGTAAGTCTGATCTTGGTAAGTTCTTTAAACAGAATGCTAAGACAGTTAACAAAGAAGCTGAATGGTTTTTTAATATATCAAGAATTGAAACCATACAGATATTAAAATATACTGAAGGTAGTTTCTATAATAGACATGCTGATTTGACTACTCCATCAGGAATAGGATATCATCAGAAGCAACGGAAGATTAGCTGTAGCTTACAGTTAAATTCACCTACAGAATATTATGGTGGTGAATTTAATCTATTTAATTTTGAAGGACATGAATTAAATATTTCCTTGAATAAAGGAGACCTATTGTTATTCCCATCTTTTATCCCCCATGAAGTAAGACAAGTAACTAAAGGGATACGTTATAGTTCAACCGCTTGGATAGAAGGATTATCATTTAGATGATTAATGTACTATCGTTATTCGATGGTATGTCTTGTGGACGCATAGCTTTAAATAAATTAGACATACCATGTAAATATTACGCTAGTGAAATAGATAAATATGCAATCAAAGTTTCACAAGCTAACTACCCTGATACCATACAGCTTGGGGATGTTACCCAAGTTTATTGGAAAGATAAGAAACTACATAAACATCTTCAACCTAAGATAGATTTGCTTATAGGTGGTAGTCCTTGTCAGGGATTCTCATTTGCTGGTAAGCATTTAAACTTTGAAGATAAAAGATCAAAGCTATTCTTTGAATATGTTAGATTGCTTAATGAAGTTAAACCTAAATACTTTCTTCTAGAAAATGTGAGGATGAAGAAGGAGTCTGAGGATATTATCTCTCAGTATCTAGGGGTATCTCCTATAGCTATTAACTCTAATACTGTCTCAGCACAGAATAGACAACGACTATACTGGACTAACATCCCTGTCTCTCAACCAGAAGATAAAGGTATTAAGCTTAAAGATATCTTGGAAGATGGGCTAGTAGATAGAGATAAATCTCATTGCCTTGATGCTAATTATTGGAAAGGTGGTAATCTTAAATCCTACTTTGAGAAACACAGAAGACAATTAGTATTTAGTTCTAATGGCTTATGTCATGTAGGAGAAGCTGACATTAAGGGTAATGATAATATCAAAAGAGTATATCATCCTAATGGTAAGGCTCCTACCTTAACTACAATGCAAGGAGGTAATCAAGAACCTAAAGTATTTATAGTTCAACGTCCAAGAGGTGCTAACGAAGGAGGAATTAAAGCTACTAATGGCAAGACCCCTACTTTATCTAGTTGTTCATGGGAACAGAATAACTTCTTGGTACACGCTGATGATCTTAAATGGCGTAAGCTAACACCCCTCGAATGTGAAAGACTACAGACTGTACCTGATAACTATACAAACCATGTATCTAATACTCAACGATACAAGATGTTGGGTAATGGTATGACAGTAGATGTAATAACTCATATATTGAAAGGAATGAAACTATGAGTAATAAACTATTTAACTATGTGTTTTCAGACATCCCTAATGATGATGAAGGAAAAGCTTTTGTAAAACAACTTAAACAATTCTTTAATAAGGATCGGTATACTATACGTGTACGTGGTCAGTATCTAAAGGATGGTTTTAATTGGAGATACTATACCTATGGACAACCTATCTCCCATTCGAAGTGTCTACGCATTTATATAAAAGAAAAAGATAATGCGACCTGAAATTGATTCTGACTTAGAGGCTCAAATATATAGGGATAATATCCACTATTTACAGAAACAATTACAAGAGGCTTATAAAAAGAATTTAGAATTACGGACTAAATTAAGTGAGTCAGAGCCTATAGTAAAGATGAATAAGTATTATATAAAAGTAGTATCATCTTTATTCCAACATGAAGCTACGTCATTAATTGTATACGGATATAACACGCAACATCTAAAAGATATATTTAAAGAATATGAAATTATCTCGTGTACAAATGTAGATAATGTAACAGAACAAGAGGAAATTACAGATGACAGTCTTTAAACTAAAGCCTGATAAAATAAAAGAGATCGAAGATTATTGTAATAGTATTTATGATAATAGTAGAAAGGCCCAAGTAAAAGATCATATCCTTGACGAAAGTAGAACAGGTAGAGAAATTAATTTACAAGGTATGGGTGCAGAAATATGGTACAAAGAAAAGTATAACATCCCTTATAATTTAAATGCTGCCTTAGATGAAGGTCCACGTACTTATAAGAAAGATGTGGATTGTGTACGAGAAGGACTACATTTAGAAATAAAACAAACGACCTATCCGACAGGTTGTTTGTTCTTGAATGCTACCGACCATTATGGTAAACCACGTAAATTGTTAGCTGATATGCATGTCTTAATCATAGGTAAGTTTCCTAACTATGAAAAAGATTTATATATTAGTAACTTATCTTTGTTAAATAAATTCTTTAACAAAAAAGTAAATGAACTTACTCCTACTATCCATTCTAAGATTGGAAAGTTTGGATACCATATGGAACAAGATGAAATGTTTGATACATTTGAAGAGGCAATAGAAGCAGATGGAAGAGTCAAATCAAATACATCAACCCTGTCCTGACTGCGGCAGTAGTGATGCTTTAGCTATTTATGAAACAAATACTTATTGCTTTAGTTGTAAGCAATGGAAACCTTTAGAGGATAAAAGAACCGATATGAAAACTAATATCCAAACTAAATCTACATCTCAACCCCGACAAGAACTTGGGGCTACTTATAGAAAGCCTAACTTTACTGCTATTGAAGATCGGCATATCGAATTAGAAACATGTCGTAAGTATGGAGTGCAGACTAGTACCAACCGAAAAGATCAAGACATTCATATCTATCCTTATTATTCAAAAGATAGAGAACATATTGTAAATAAAGTAAGGGTAGTAGAGGAAAAGAAATTCTACTCTGAAGGAGAGACAGGTGGTGATACTACATTATTTGGTCAACAGCTTTTCAAAGAAGGTGGAAAGTTTATTACGATATGTGAAGGAGAGATTGATTGTCTTTCAGCATATCAAATGTTGGGAAGTAAATGGCCTGTTGTTAGCGTTAGGAATGGTGCTGCTTCTGCTCCTTCTGAAATAAAACGTAACCTTGATTATCTAGAAACCTTTCAGAATATAGTCCTATCTTTTGACTCCGACCCTGCTGGACAGAAAGCTGTTAAAGAAATAGCTAACCTGTTAGAGCCGGGTAAATGTAAGATCATGCATCTCAGTCGTAAGGATGCGAATGAATATCTTATGGAAGGTAAGACCCAATCTTTTGTTAATGACTTCTGGAATGCACGTACCTTTACCCCAGAAGGAATTATATGTGGGCCTGACCTACGCGATAGATTGCTATCAGATCAAACAGTAAAGAGTTTAGCTTATCCTTGGGATGGTCTGAACGCTATCACTTACGGGATGCGTAAGAATGAACTGGTGTTAGTGACTGCTGGTTCTGGTATCGGTAAGAGTAGTGTGATGCGTGAGTTAGTTCATTACATTATTAGTACTACCGATGAGAAGGTAGGTTGCTTATTCCTTGAAGAGAGTGTACGACAAACAGGATTAGGTATTCTATCTGTTGAAGCTTCTAAAAGATTCCATATTACTTCTGAAGAAGAACGTGATTGGACTGTTGAAGATAAAGAGAAAGCTTTGGATAGCCTAAATGATTTAGATCAATTAGTATTCTGGAATCACTTTGGTAGCTCTACCTTAGAAAATCTTTTAACTCGTGTTAGGTATATGGTGAAAGGGTTAGACTGTCAGTATATTATCCTTGATCATATCTCAATGGTTGTATACGAGACTACGAATGAACGTAAAGCTATTGATGACATCATGGTTAAGCTGCGTACTCTGGTACAAGAACTTGGTATTCATCTTATCGTTGTCTCTCACTTGAGTAGACCGCAAGGTACAGGTCATGAAGAAGGATCGAATGTATCCCTTAATCAACTACGTGGATCACATAGCCTAGCCCAACTACCTGATATGATCTTTGCTTTAGAAAGAAATACTCAAGCTTTGGATGAGCAAGAAAGAAACCGTACTTGGATTAGGGTTTTAAAGAATCGCTTCTCTGGTGAGAGTGGTCCTGCTACTCTCTTGCAATGGGATAAGAAAACAGGTAGGTTAACAGAAGTTCCATTTGATGAACAGGAAAGTATTGAGAACGGTGATGATGAATTTAATGATGAAAGAGACTTCGGATAATAAATATCTAATCATTGATATAGAAACAAATGGACTACTCAATACGTTAGATAAATCTAAAGAGGTAAGTAAACTCTACTGTATAGTTACCAAAGATATAGAAACAGGAGAGATAGTTACCTATACTAAGGAAGAATGTTATACGAAATTCAAACCTTCTTCCAATACTATATTTATAGGTCATAATATTTTAAGTTATGATCTACGAGTATTAGCAAAACTTATAGGATATAAACATCCTGCTTCTAAATGTATTGATACTTTGATTCTTTCTCAGCTTTTCAATCCTATTAGAGAGAAAGGTAATAGCTTAGCGGCATGGGGTGAGCGTCTTGGATTTCCCAAGATGCCATCTCCTAACTTTGAATACTATACTGAAGAAATGTTAGAGTATTGCATCAATGATGTAGAGTTAACAGAGAAACTTTACTATCATCTCATGACTAATGAGAAGCAAAAGTTTTCATTAGATAGTATACGAAGAGAACATGTATTTAGGTATTACATGGATCAACAAGAACGTCATGGTTTTTACTTCAACCTTCCCTTTGCTACTAAATTCCTAGCACAGTTAACGGATGAGAGTATAGCTATTGAACATAAACTTCAGGAGATATTCCCTCCTGAAATTATACAGATGAAAACAAAGACTAAGGAAAAACCTTTTAATCCTGCATCACGTAAGCAGATAGCTGAACGTTTAATGGAGAAGGGATGGAAACCGACTCTTAAAACAGAGAAAGGAAACATTATAGTTAATGAAGATGTTCTAGCTAAAATCGAGGGTATACCGGAGTCAGAGTCTATCCTTAAATACTTACTACTACAGAAACGTGCATCCCAGGTTAAGTCATGGATTAAGTTTTGTAATCCTAATACCTTTAGGGTGCATGGTAGAATAAAAACATTAGGTACAGTGAGTACAAGATGCAGCCACTTAGACCCCAACATCGCTCAAACTCCTGCTACTTACTCTCCTTATGGTGAGGAATGTAGAACGTGTTGGACTGTGCCTGATGAGAATGATTATACTTTATTAGGATGTGATGCTTCTCAATTAGAACTACGTGTCTTAGCTCACTATATGAAAGATAAAAAGTATATACATCAGATTTTACATGGTGATATTCATACTACTAATCAACAGATGGCTGGACTAGAGACTAGAGATCAAGCGAAGACGTTCATTTACGCATTAATTTATGGGGCTGGTGCAGCGAAGATAGGATATATTATGAACAAGTCTGCCAAACATGGACAGGCTACCAAGAATAAATTCCTGCAAAATGTCCCAGCTTTAAATGGATTACTGGAATCAGTTCATAGTGCTGCGGAACGTACTGGAAAAGTACGTGGTTTAGATGGTAGGTACTTTCATGTACGTAGCCTACACAGTAGTTTAAATGTTTTAATTCAAGGAGGTGGAGCTATCATATGTAAAGAATGGTTGATTCAAATCATGAAGGAAATTATAACAGAAAAGATAGACGCAAAACCAGTAGCTAACATACACGATGAAATTCAATTTGAAGTACGAAAGGAGAATGCAGAAAAACTAGGAGAGATAACAAAGACTTGCATGAAACGAGTCGAGAAAATTTTAGGGCTTGACTGTCCTCTCGATTCGGAGTATAAGATTGGTACAACATGGGCGATGACCCATTAACATTTGAAAGGTAAATATAAACCATGCCTGTAGTATCTGGTAAAGCTTATTGGGCAAAGCTTGACAAAGCCCAAAATCCTTTTGACGCAACGAAGCCTCGTTGGTCTATTGACGTTTCTCTTAACGCTGAAGGTGTTAAGTTTATGAAAGGTCACGGTGTTCCTATCAAAGATAAGGACGATGACCGTGGTAAGTTTGTTACCATGTATAAGGATCAGTTCCTTAACAATGGTTCAGAGCTTCCAAAACCTCGCCTCATGGATGCACAGAAGAACGATATTTCTGGCACTCTGGTAGGCAATGGGTCTTTGGTAAAGGTATCTTTCAATCCTCGTGAATGGAAGATGAATAACCGTAAAGGTGTACGTGCGGTACTTAAAGACGTACAGGTTCTTGATCTGGTATCTTATTCTCCACCAGATGAATTTGATGTGGAAGAAGGTTATACAGCCTCCGAACCTTCTACTGCATCAGATACTATTGATGATCTCGATGACGATATTCCTTTCGAATAATCAATAGTAACTTCCGGTAGGAAACATCAGCTATGAGTAAACTTCAAGGTCTAGTTCCAGATATCCATCAATCGCTGAATACGGTGCAGCGACCAAGTGAACCAGACTTGCAAAAGTTTTTAGCTGATGTTTCTAATTCTATTCTTAAAGCTTATGAGGAAAGAGATGGGGAGGGTCAAATCAAAAACCCTCTCCGTTTCTCTAGTATAGGGAAACCTACTAGACAGTTATGGTATGCTTCTCGTATAGCAGATCAAGCTGAACCTATCCATCCTTCTACTCGTATTAAATTTCTATATGGAGATATAATAGAACACCTTGTATTATTGCTAATTAAAACAGCAGGTTATAAAGTTACTGATGAACAGGGAGAAAAAAAATTAGGTGGTATCACTGGTCATATGGACGCAAGGGTTAATGGCGTTGTAGTAGATATTAAGAGTGCTTCGCAATACGGCTTTGATAAGTTTGTAAAAGGAACTATCTTTGATGATGATCCCTTTGGATACATCGCTCAATTATCAGGGTATGCTGATGGTGAGGATGAAGCAGCATTTATTGTAATGAATAAAGTA